GATTAATGAATAAAAAATAATGGCATTTAACCCTCGTATAATACCTGCAACGGACTTTCAACCTAACGTTGGAGTAGGAGTTAATATTCCTTTTTCCCAACCCCAGTGTTTTACGAGTAATTTTACAAGTACAGCTTCTTTAAAGAATAATATAATTAATTACTTTTTAACTGAACCTGGAGAAAGGCTTGATAATCCTCTTTTTGGGGGTGGTTTAAGAAAATTTTTATTTGAACAAATTGTAAATAATACTTTAGAAGGAGTTGAAGACCATATTAGTTCTAAATTAGAATCTCAATTCCCTTCAGTAAGATTAGATAGAATAGATGTATTAAGATTAGAAAACTCTAACACAGTTAGAGTAATAATTAAATATTCAATACCTCAACAAGGGGTATCAGATGATTTAGAAATTAACTTTGGATAATGGCACAAGCAAGAGATATAAAATATGTAAATAAAGACTTTGCAGACTTAAGGTCTACATTAGTTAATTATTCAAAAACCTATTTCCCAACAACCTACACGGATTTTAGTGAAGCATCCCCAGGTATGATGTTTATGGAAATGTCCGCATATATTGGGGATGTTATGTCATTTTATCAAGATAATCAAATTCAAGAAACGTATACTCAATTTGCACGTAAATTTGAAAATTTATTTGATTTAGCTTATGTAATGGGTTATAAACCTCAGGTTACAGGAGTAGCTACAACAGATTTAGACTTTTACCAAACTGTACCAGCTTTACTTTCTGGTCCTTCTATTTATCAACCTGATTATAATTATGCTTTATTAATAGGAGAAAATGTTCAAGTAAATTCATTATCAAATGCTAATGTTAATTTTTTAACAGAAGACCCAGTTGATTTTACGGTTTCTAGTTCTCAAGACTCAACAGAAGTAACGGTTTATACTGTAGATGGTTCAAATAATCCCCAAACCTACTTATTAAAAAAATCTAGAAGAGCTATTTCATCTACTATTAATACAACTACTATTAATGCAGGTACTAACCCACAGGAATTTTTTACAACTACTATTAATGCACTTAATATTGTAGGTATTTTAGATATAGTAGATTCTGATGGTAATGTGTGGTATGAAGTACCTTATTTAGCAGAAGAAATGGTATATGATTCAGTTCGTAATACTAACCCCAATGATCCAAATAATTATTTAAATGAAGGTGAAACACCCTACTTACTCCAATTAAAACAAACACAACGTAGATTTGCTGCTCGTTTTATTAATAGTGGTTCTTTAGAAATTCAATTTGGCGCAGGTACAACACAAGATGTAGAAGAAGAAATTACACCTAATAGTGATAATATTGGTTTAGGTTTACCATTTGAAAAAAATAAATTAACAACTGCTTATTCACCTACAAACTTTATATTTACTCCTACTTATGGTATAGCCCCTACTGGAGATTTAACTGTAAGGTATCTAACTGGAGGTGGAGTTGGTGCTAATATTAATGCTAATACTTTAACTAATATAAAACAAATAAATAAAACATTTGTTAATTTTAGTGATACAGACCCAAGTGGTTTATACCAACAATCATTCAACTCAGTAATTGTAAACAACCCAAACGCTGCTTCAGGTGGTAGAGGGGGAGATAATATTGAAGAATTAAGACAAAATATTATTTCAAATTTTAATACTCAATATAGAACAGTTACCCCTGATGATTATACAGTAAGAGCTTTATCTATGACTCCTAAATATGGAAAAATAGCAAAAGTTTATACTGAAAAATCTAAAGCATCTGCTAATACAGGTACTAATGTAGACTTATATGTTTTAGCTTTTGATAGTAATGGGAACCTAACTACAGCAAGCTCAACATTAAAACAAAATTTAACAACTTATTTATCTCAATTTAGAACAATAGGTGATTCTGTAGCTATTAAAGATGCATTTATAGTTAATATTGGGATAAATTTTGAAATTATAACTTTACCTAATTTTAATAGTAATGATGTTTTAAGAAGGTGTATTATTGCATTACAAAACTATTTTAATATTAGAAATTGGCAATTAAATGAGCCTATTATTTATAGAGATATTTTTAATCTTTTAGATAGAATAGAAGGAGTCCAAACAGTAAAAAATATTAGCTTTTCTAATAAAACTGTAAATGATGGAAGTTACTCTCAATATGCATATGATGTACAGGGAGCTACCATAGATAATGTATTATATCCATCTATTGATCCAATGATATTTGAAGTTAAATTTCCTAATAGTGATATTAAGGGTAAAATTGTAAACATATAATTATGGGACTTTTAAAAAGATATGATAAAGCATTAGCTAATAATATAGGTTTAGCAGCAGAAGACCCAGTTAAAACATCTCCGGGATTAACTGTTCCATTAAAAAACCAATTTGATAAAACCAATTTTGATCTAGAAGATTCCTCACCATTAGGAGGTCCCATCAATGCTTCCCAATATGGTCACCACCAAAAATATTTACCTCAACCTAATCGAGGGTATGAAGATTCAACTCAAGGCCAAATTAGAGGAGATGGGGCGTTACAAACATCATTTAATAAAACTAGTTTAGATTTAGAAAATCCTCTCCCATTAGGAGGACCCATTAATGAACCTTTTCAAACTATAATAGGTAATGAAGTAAAATTTTTCAATACCACTCAACCATTTACTCCTCAAAACACTTATAAAGATAGTTTAAAAAGTGATGAATTAAGGAGAAGAGCTAGTGACCCAATAAGATAAATATTATGGCAATATATAAACTTTTTCCTTATAAAGATACTTCCCTATATTCAATGTACCCATCAATGAATACAGGAATAGATCCTATTAATCAAATATCTAACTTAAATTTTGCAGTTGATAGTAGCCCCTCTGTAGCTAGAACCTTAATAGCATTTGACAATAATGAAATTCAAGATGTATTAAATACTAAAGTAACTGGTACTTGGGATGCTAATTTAAAATCATTTATTGCTACTGCTCAAGGTATTGTTGAGGATTCAATTTTAGAAATATTCCCAATATATGATAGTTGGAACCAAGGTACAGGAACTTATTTAGACCAACCTATTACAGCTGATGGTGCTGCTTGGAATTCACCTACTTTAGGAGGAGGTGCCCCTTGGAATATTGGTGGTCCTTCTTTAGGGTATACAAGTTCATATAACCCAACTTACTCCCCAGCAGGAGGAGGTTCTTGGTATGCTAGTTCTTCAGATGGTTCTATAACTTACCCTATTACTCAATCTTTTGGTCCTAGAACTGAAAAAGATTTAAATGTTGTTGTTACCTCAATGGTAAATGACTGGTACAGTAGTTCTTTAAATAATAATGGGTTTGTTATTAAATGGGAAAATGCTGCTGAATTTAATACAAGTAAACAAGTTCAACCTGTAATGCAATATTATAGTGTAGATACAAATACAATCTACCCTCCAGAATTAGAAATTAAGTGGGATGATTCAACTTGGAATACTGGTTCTTCTACAATTACAGAATTATTTCAACCTAATGCCTTTATTGAATTAGCAGAAAACCCAGGTATATTCTATTCTGAAAGTATTAATAGATTTAGATTAAATTGTAGACCTAAATATCCTGCTCGTGTTTGGGCAACTTCTTCATTGTATACTAAACAATATTATTTACCCTCAGGTTCAGCTTGGTATGCTATAAAAGATTTAGATACTAATGAATATGTAGTAGATTTTGATTCAAATTATACTAGAATTAGTGCAGATGTATCTTCTAGTTATTTTGATGTGTATATGAATGGTTTAGAACCAGAAAGATATTATAAAATACTTATTCAAGTTAATTCTGAAGGAAGTACAACAATTTATGATGATAATTACTATTTTAAAGTAATTAATGGATAATGAAAAAACAGATAAATCTAACAAGAAATTCCTTCAGTAAAACACAATATCCTAAGGTTATTGACACTGAATTTTCTCAGTTAACACCCCAAGTTACTGAACCTATAGCGGTACAAGATGTATCCGTTGATGAATTTTTTGTTTTATATGATAAATTATTTTTTGATATTCCCCAAAGAGGTAACAATTCGCATGAAACTTTAATTACAACTAGTACTGAATATATTGGTTATACTCCTTTAAATACAGAAATAGAAGCTTTACAACAAGAAATTACTGAATTAAGAAGACAACTA